CGTCGCCATCTTGAAAGCCGAACACTTCTTCTGTGCCTTTATCATTGTTAAAGTTATATTTACCAAGGAAAACAGTATTTGTACCATCGTTATGAAAAATAACGATAGGGAAGCCGTCAATACCTTGGCGCACTTTTGAGTTGGCTTTCTGATATGGTGTTTTATATGGACAGGCTTCATTATAAAGTCTTGCTAACTCAACGTTGTTTGCGCCTTCAGAAGATGCAACGTCCGCTTTGAAGGTAAACGTCTTAACCGGAATGGCATCATCATTCATAGCGTACTTAGACTAAGTTCCTTCCTCTGTAATGAAACCTTCGTTGAATTTGATTTTATAATTCTTTCTTGCATAATACTGAGAAGATGTACCCTGAACGTCAATCTGTGCATTCTCAAAAGTAAACGACTTAGCAGGGTTCAGAGGATTAACATACTCGCCAGAAACAATTAGTTTATTGCCCTTATATGTCGGCAAGTTACCAGATATAATCATATACGGCAAATCAAGAGGAAGCTTCTCAATAACGATATTACCGTATTGGTCGAAAATATTGTTATGGTCATAGCGCGAAACGAGCTCAAATCCGTCTTGCGCGTCTGCGATCCAGTTGTCCAGCATTTGGAAACGGCTTAAGTCGTGGTCATATACACGAATCGTGTAAATGTCAAGAGTTGCTCCGCTGCCACCAAGCGAAATATCTACAGGCGTACCCTGTTTAAAGTCATCGTTTGTTGCATATTGAACAGCTCCAGACACGATTCCGTTGATGTAACACAGAACCAGTCGTTGTGCAGCGCTCTTTTGAATAACGAACGAGATACGCACGTGTTCATTGTCTTTAAAGGACGTGAAAATTCTGCTCTGCTCGCTTGTAAGCACAGCTGTCTGTGACTATATGGTCAAACCGCGCCCTTCGGAAATACACGAAATAATCGGTGTATCATAGTTTCGAACATCGTGAGTTGCAAACTCAAACTCGATTGTTTTGCCGCTAGTACGGAAATCCTTGCCAAAGATCTGAAACGGTATAGTAACGCGAGCATCTCCGCCTATTCGAAGAACAGTTGACCCGCCGTTATCCTATTGCCAACCGTCTGATGTAAAGTTGAAGTTTGTAAGCTGTGCTTCTATGTTATTGTAAGACCATGCTTCAGGATGTTCCTCTGCATTGCTGCGCCCGTAAGCTGACAAATACAGTTCTTGGCCTTTTGTTTCTGCTTCCACGTTAATATTAACAGACGTAACCGTAAATGAAACAGTCTTTTGTGTAGAGCCAGCAACAAACTTAATTTCAACATTCTTCGCTTCAGATGCACGGTAAGCATATTGTTGCAATTCACGACCAACTGTTAGCGTTGTCTTTAAAACGTTGTTCTCAAAAATAGACACTTGCCTTTGCAGAGTTGTCGGATCATACACATAGTACGGAATATTAACCATTGTATATTGTGAAACAGATCTCTCACTAAACTGCGTTGAAATAATAGGATCTGTTGCACCCGGCTCTGCGTACATAAACTCGTAGAACAAATGGTTAGAATCAACTTGTTCGTCATTGATTGTCGCAGTAAACCAACATTCCAATGTGTGCACACCGTGTGGATGTTGGCTAGACGACTCTATGTCTACCAAGTAAGACATTTCACGATTTGAAACGCTAGTTGTGACTGTGCCTTCTACCTGTCCATCAATGGCAAACTTTATTGTTTTTGAAACTGAACCGATTGGAGTATACGGAAAGTTAAACGCATTCGAATATACGACAGAAGAATCGAACGTAGAAGAAATCTACAGCATGATCAATTCAATCGTAAACATAATCGGGCGCGTGTTGCCATAAACGTCAGAAATCACAAGACGAACTTTGTTTGTACCAACAGAAAGATACGGTCCAACATCAACAGTTACTTCGCCTTGGGCAACGTTCCATGTTGCACGAAGAAGGCCGTTAATTGTTGCTTGCAAGGTACCATTGCCAGTTGGCATATCTTCCAAGGTAGAACTCCAAGTTATTTTCAAAGGGCACGCGGACCCATTACGAACAGTTGTTGACAACCAAGGCATACCGTTCGTAAGTGTGAGAACTGCGCTATTTCCAGATCCTCCACCGCCTCCACCGCCTCCCCCGCCGATACCGCTGATGCCGCCGTCTCCGACGATGATACCATTCGCGGTGAGGTACAGGATGTTGTCTTCGATAAACCAGCCGTCTACTTTGCCAGCCAGCGATTGGGTGACATCATTGGACAGCTTATCCACGTTTGTTTCAATTTCTTCTATAGCGTACGAGTTGTTTGCGATTCCGTCTTCGATGTGATCCATGTGTTTCTTTCGCAATACTGTTTCTCCATCTACAAACTGCTGTTTTTGATAACTCATTTCATCATCTCCTTTTCAATATTGATTTATTGTTACTGAATGCGTGTCCAAAGGTTTACAGCCAAATAGGAAACAGAAGTACTCGTACTTTGTTGAACAGTTTCTATATTTCCTATACTGTATAACGTGTTTGTTCCTGCTCCATACATGAGGCAATCTTTCATCAGGTTCCATCTTGTCCATGGCCACAGCTCATTTGGATTAAAATCTGCTTTCAATGTCTGGATTACAGAACCGACAGGATGAGCCGCATCGACAAGCAGGTGCATGATTTCCTTTCCGTGTGTGTAGAAAGGCCATAGTTCGTTAACTTCAACTCCGTACTTTGTCGCGATTGTTCCGAATGCGACGCCGTCACCGCCAGCCAGACGATAAATCGTGTAAACTGAAACACCAATCGGCTCAGAGCGATCAATGCTGTTCAGGCTGGTGTTCGTCGGTGTCGCTGTGACGGTTACGATGTACGACTGATCGGTCAGGATGTTCCCGCTGCCAAGGATTCCTCTGCCATTCGGCAGCGAAGTGGAACTGGCAACGATAGAACCAGAACTTGTTGTGACTTCAGCGGAATATGTGAACGTCTCGTCGCTTCCCGCGATTGATGCTGCTGCGGCAGCTCTGACAAAGATATACTTTCCTTCATCATCTGCGGTTTCATCTGATGCGCTTTTGCAGCGATAAGCGGTAAAAGAAGTGAATCTCGGAGGAACGCACGACTGCACATTGAAATTGACGCTATTGTCCGTTGCGATAAAACCTCTTGAGTCTGTGACCTAAACGGTGCAGACATAGCTATTTGTCGCGACTGTCGGGACAAACGTTACGGAATATTCAGAACCGGACACCTACGACAGAACCAAAGACTTGTCTTGTGTGACAAGTCTGACGCTTTGAATGTTTGCTCCGAGCTTTCCCTGCACAGATGCGGTAAGCGTTACGGGTGTCTGTTCCTGCAGGATTACGGTGCTTTGTGTGATCGGAACGTTGTTCACTTTAGCTGTGACACTGTTGATTACAGGGATCGTGTCTGTAGTTTCGGGAACGGACAGATAAACTGTTTTTTGTTCTGGAACATCGACAGTCGCGCCACTGGTCGCATTCAGTGTGGAGACTGTGACTGTACCTGCGATCCTGTTAGAAGTTGTTGATCTGCACAGATCTTCAACTCCGTTTGCGGGTACGGCCCATGAAGCATTGGCAACACCTGCGGCTACATCAATCGACTCGGAACTGTAAGTTGTGCCGCTTTGTCCTGTATAGCTGTATTGGACAGTATGTTTAACCAGATTGATGTTTGGATTCTGCAATGAAACAATTTGGCTTTTGCCTGCGTCAACTACTTCTGCGGAAAACGTTGATCGTTCCAGAGTAACTTTTTCAGTTAAATCAAATACGACAGAGATATTGCTGAACGTGATCTAATAATTCTAATTATTGTTTTTGAACTGTAAAACAAATGAGCCCTACTAATTTTCTTTTAAAAAATTTGCCTCAGAAACAAACTCTACTTGCCCACCGCCATTAGAAAAAGACTAATTTCCGCTTCCTATAAAGCCAACGGTAACTCCGTTTGACGGAGTATAGTGACCATAAAAATAATACCACTGATTATTTACTGAAAACCGTATCTTCATAGAATTAAGCGTATACAAATCTCTGTCATACTGCCAGTTAATAGTGATTCTGCTCCAATTTTTTCCCGCAACCAGACTGTTTAGCTGATATATTGTTTGTTCCACTGTGTATCACCTCAAATCGAAAACAGCGAAGACATATCGCTTGCGGACATGGCGACTGTTCCGTCTGTATCAAATGCGTATACGGTGTCTGTCTGCACGCCACTGACGGAACAGTAATACGACCCGCTGTAATCAGATACTGCCGGATGAAGGATTTCAAACCTTTCGCTTGTTGCGCCGGAAACGGGAGAACCGTTGTGATACCACTGGTACGCGTTTGCGTTCTTAGCCTCCACCTCAAATACAATGGTTGATCCAAATGAATTCACAGGCTGTTCTGTGATCAGACATCTGTATGTTCTCGCGTCAGTTCCGCTGCGCCACTTATCGGCTGTTCCGTTTTCCATCGCGACCATATCGTACCATCCACCTGCTGCCGTGCCGACAGAAAGCTTTTCGTTTGAATGAAGCTTGTCTACGTATACGCCTTTTACGCCAAACGACGCAAGCACCGCGTTCTGATCCGTTGTGGACTGGAAGTTAAGCGATCCTGCCGTTAATATGGCTTCATACTCGGCAGTTTCCGACTGTCTCAAATGCAAACCGTTGATGTCAAGCGTCATGTTGGTTTTTAATTCTTTTAAACCAGCTCTTGTGTCAACTACACTTTGTTCTATCGAATTCGCTCTTTGTATAACGTCAGTATACATTGTTCTTAAATCACTTGTTGCAAGAACAATATCATGTATAGAGTTGTTTGTTGTATCGCGTAGCACACCGTATTCATATTCAATATTTTCAAATGCTTTATTTATATCGTCAGCTGATTTACTCCACTAAGTTGCGAATGTTCCAAGCTCAAGTTTTGCGCTATCAAAAATAATTTGCTTATCTGGTTTTTGTTGAATGTTAACAAGCAAAGGCTCGACAATGTAAGAAGGAACAGGAAGTTTGACTGTTATTAAAACATGTCCGCCATCATCGATATCTGCCTGAATGTCACAATAAGATGTCGTTGGTTGAGGATCTGAGCCATATTTGACTTCAATGTCGTCCATCGTACTTATAACATCCTTATATGGAGTAAGTCTTAATAAAACTTTCCAGCTGTTTGTAATATCCGCATCTTGTGCGTTGCCAATATTTACGTGAAACGTTATCCAATCAGCGTTTAAAGAAGACATGTCAACAGAACCAAATGAATATACTGTTGGAACTTGTATAGCTGGTTCCTGCTCGGAAGGTTTATATGACATTGTCGGCTCTATTATAGCAGGTTGATTGGACGTGTTGTTTAATAAATTACCTCCGCCTACAGATAAGTCATCTATAGATTCATCTGTATAACCCTTCGCCTAGTTAAGTGTATTTTCCTACTATGTATCGGTATAACCTTTCGCCTAGTTAAGTGTATTTTCCTACTATGTATCTGTGTAACCTTTTGCCTAGTTAAGTGTGCTTTCCTATTGTGTGTCTGTATAACCTTTTGCCTAGGATAAAGTATCAGACTATTTTGTGTCAGTATAACTTTTGGCCTAAGTTAATGTATTAGCCTATTTGTTGTTTGTATAATCATTGGCCTAACTAAGCGTATTGGTCTAAGACGTGTCAGTGTAATTATTTGCTTCCCTAATAGCATTCAATTTAGATGTAACTATGCTTGATTGTAAATCACCGACAAGAATAGAAACAGACTTATTAGATGACAGCACGAGCTATTCGTTTAATCTGGAAATAAGCAACGGCGTAATAACGCGATCTGCATTCAACGTTCCCGCCGTAATGACATCGGCAACTAAACCTTCTCCTGTTCCTGCTGTTCTCCACACCCAATCGCCATACTGATCTTTTGAAGCAGCAAGCATGAAGCCATTTCCGCTGATCATCATTGCAGATTTTCCATCGGCTGACTCAAAGACCATATTGCCCTTATCGTCAGTATACCACGTAGAAGATCCGCCTGTGATCTTAAGCTTTGCCGCATCTATCTCGCCTTCAAGGCTGCTGGTTGATATATTGCTGTATTCGTCAAAAACCATAGCTCTGTCATATACATTCATCTTGCCGCTGATGTTTTGAGCCACATTGGCAATGTTTGTCAGAACATCGGTAAAGCTGTGTTGTGCGATTGTCGACATGTTTGTGTTGATTGAAATCTGGGTTTTCCACCACTGATCATAGCACTTTTGAATCTTGTCAATGAACGCCCATTGAGAAATACCGATCTCCGGGTCGACAAGATGTACGCCGTAATCAGCATCAATATCTGGCCAATAAGTATCTGCTGAAATGTCGTTTGAAGCGTACTCGAAGTTCTCCGCGTTCGCTCCATACAGATCGAGATATTGAATCGTATATTTCGCATCGGGCATCGCAATCTTTCTCAGATTTTCGAGCCCGTCGTTGTACAGCTTATCTTCGTCTCCATCTACATAGTCGTTCTTCTGCCAATATCCTTCACGATATATATCTCCCAAAGAATCAACAAGATCGTTCTCGATTCTTTTAACATCCTTTTGCGCCTGGTCGAGAATGTTCTTTTTTGTGATGTAAGCTTGGTCTGAGAGTATTTTGAATTGTTTGATAAGTGGTATGATTCCCTTTAAGGTGCCAGATTTAATAACGTCTTGCAAGCCCGAATATGTTTCACGAAGGCTACCAAGTATATAATACGCTTCTTCATCCATAATGAACGATGTTTCGTTATGTTTAGCTGCGCATACAATATTCGTCGGGGCTTGATTGACTGTTTTTAAAAAACGAAGATGTCTTGTATTCGGCACTGTAGTGAACGAATTGCCATTAAGATACGCGCATCCAAGAAACGAGTTCTCTATCGTGTACATAAAAACAGTCAGCGAAGTGTCGCTCAACTCATATTGGATATTAGGATATGCGTTACAAAAAGATGAACGATAAACACCGGTTCCATCGATCTCTCCGCCACCTTCATAGATGATTTTGGAATCGGGTTTTAACGCTTCCTGAGGAGACAAACCGCCCTCTTCCCATAACGCGTCTTTCAGAACGTTCGAAGAGTTCTCAAACACGTTGTCAAACCTTGCGCTCTTTGCCTCGACCGTTCTGTCGATCACATCGCTTGCAGACATGCTTCTTGGATCTTCTGCATCTATGACGACCCAATGATTCGTTGTATCGTAGACAATATAGGAACCGACGCCAAGTTCTTTATTCGTGGAAAACATATAGTAAGTGCCGTATTCGTCCTCGATGGCGTAATTGCCGACAGGCAGCTTATTGTTTGAACCATATTTATCGATAAGATCCTGATTCACAATGATCGTATAATACTGATAGTAACCTTTATAGTTTTTGTCTCTGGTTTGTCCCTTAAGGTAGATCGTGCCAAACAAAGCGCCAAATCTTTGCTGTTCTGATGATTCATTCAAAGCAATCCATTGATTATTCTCTGATTGGTATAAAACAGCCTGCTTCCAGTTGTAATAATACTTGTAGCCCGCAGCAGACGGTTCCGTGTCTGTGAACACGACCTGTTGCCACGTTGTATCTCCAGCATTCTTATTACAGTAATACAGAACAGACGGTGTAAATTCATCGTTTTCGTAGTCGTCTGCTGTATATTTCCACCACCAGGCATAGTCGTCAAAATCGTTTAACGCTGGCGCTGTTTCAGAAAACTTGACTGGATGCTTTGTTGTAATCACTTTGGTCGTAGAGTCCAGTGTTTCAACGGTTTTCTCATCAGAAGACTGCAGAGAGCCAAGCAGAGCGTTGATCGTATTCGCTTTGAACAAATAGATTTCATCCTTTGCTTTATAACCAACATTCTGCATCCACAAAGAGATTTGTCCGATGTCGCCATCTGCGTCCGTTTTTTGGCCATTGTCATCATACAGCGTTTTCAGATAAGCGGCATCGTATGAATAAGGCGTCGTGTCTGTGTGAATAATATATACGATGCTTGGCGCTCCGCTTAAAGGATCTCCGTTTGCTTTCAGTTTTTCGGCAATCCTCCACTTAAACTGTTTGTTTTCACGCACCGTGTAATCTGTTCTGTATATAACGCCCTTTGGATATTGTTCTGTTTTTCGCAGCAGAAGCTTTAAATACCCATTGTCTGATGCGTAATCTGATACGTCAAGCTTGACAAAATCCACAGAGCCAATGACGTTGGACAAATCATTCAACGTATTCGCAAACTCCGTGGCGGCAATATTGGCAGTTTCCATAATACCGGGAGCAGTGCGCTGATATTCGGCAATTGTTTGAACCATTCCATCCGTTAATAAACCAACGTTGTTATAATAGTCGAAATCCATTAAGAACGAAAACCGGTTCACAACATCGGTTACTGCAGAAACAGTCAATGGAACATAGTCGTCTGTTTTTCTATCTTCGTAAACCTTGTGTGCATTTGTGCCATCCCACACGTAGCTCATTGACGCTGGGTCTAACAGTGACCATATCAGTTCTGTTCCTGCCGGAATGTTTGTTTTAGCTGTAAAGTATCTTGTATAATTGATTCCTGCAATTTGATCTTTTATAACAAATTCACACTCTGTACCTGCCGGAATGTCTTGATTATATGTCAGCGTGTATTCCGGGTGCTTCCACTCGTCTATGCCGCAATAGCCGGAAGTCTTGTCGCCGTATGCTCCATAGCAATACAGCTTGGTCACAATATTCTCTGTGTTCAGGATGCGCGATACGTTCTTGACGTTCTTTCCGTAGTGCAGCTCGATGGCCTTATTGTCCGTAATCTTTGGCAGTTTACCGTCTTCGGGTTCTGAAAACGGATTCATTGAAACAATGTCAACCGTTTTTGAATCACCGTGATAAATAGGCTTTGCCTCAAACAGATCGCACATATTCTGAATCAGCTTAAATGCTCCTGTTTTTGCCGGTGCTTTTAAAGAACGGATTTTTGTTGCGCCGCCTCGCTTCTCAACAAAGTTCTCAACGTATCCGGGCTCCCATCCTGTGCCTTCAAGAATCGTTTCGAGGAGCTCTGCCGCTGTGCCCACGTTGTTGCCTTCTGTATCCTAAAATTCCAGTCCGAGATTTTTGGTTTTGAGAAGTTGAGAAATATGCCCAGCTTTTACCGCTACGTCCTTGGAGAATGCGCTATGTGTAACCTTTGGTTCTGAAATCAGGAACCAATCGATTTTATCCTTGCTTTCGTCTTTATC